ACTTCTCTTTTGAGGAAGTTGCGTGGCTAATAACGTTGGGGGGGGGTCCATGTGAAGGGGGGTCACTACCAGCTATCACATCAACGACAGGCTGGTTATTCTTATTCGCACCTGGATTCGACCCATGGACCCGCTTATTTTTAGCTCTCTTTTGACGTCTTTTGCTCGCACCAACTCTGTTGTGACTACCGGCATCAGAATTAGCACAAGACTCGACTTTACAACCACTCAATTGGTCCAAAGCACTCTGCACTCCAGATTTTGCACCACCTTGCAGTGGAAAGGCAAGATCGTCACCTTCTGTCATCTCTCCGTGACTTGATCTTAATTGAGACTCTCTGGGCGAGCTACCTAGAGAATTTATTGTAATATCGACATCGTACTTCATGAAATGGAAAAAAGTCTCTCCAACATATGACCGTACGGCTTTAAGGGTAGTATTCCTGTAGATAAACAAATCATACAGCAACTCAGTATAAGACAAAGAAGACACACACTCCTCTGCAATACACAATTTGACTAGGAATAAACTATCGACCAAACCTTGACAAGACTCGGGCGAAGTCACAATATTTGTAACCGCACCACAAAGTAACGCAAAATTCATCAAATCGTCCTCCCTGTACAAAACTACCCTAACACTCACATCCAGCTGGCAATGGTCAAGGGCAACCTCTAACTCACTATCAACCATCTCGCATATTGCTAAATGATCAACAACATCATCGCTGTTGGTTGCCTCACCGTGACTTCCATTAAGTGCGGACCGCATATAAAACGCAGTCTGACGCAACAACAATGGTGGTGATAAATCACGTCCAAAAATAGCCCTCCGGTTCGCAATCACTAGGAATATCACCAGTAATGCGAAAACAAGAAAACAATGACAATCCCTATTCCCCATGTAGACCAATTGTTCACCGTCTCCTGTTTGACTTGCGACACCTTCTAAGTGTATCCAAAACCAGTATAAAATATAAAACTTACCACTCCTACTACCAAAAAGAACAGAATTGAAAATAGAAACTTGACTTAGGCTAACCTTACTACTTAATCCCCCCGTGGCATACGACCTTTCACCTACGAATAAACCTGTGTCGCGTCGGTTCATCGTTTTGCCTCACGGCTTCGGGTAATGACTATGAGAAAAGAGAGTGATTAAAATACATCTAACAAACTAACTAAATACATTATATTAACAATTGCTATACATACTTCGGTCCACTTTTCCATTAAGCTATGCTGACCTGGCCTAATGCCACTACAGGATATTTACATTGATCAAGAGCCCTTGTGGGTTAATGCAG